TGAGTTAAGCCAAACAGACTCTCCACCCTTAGCCTTGATTTTAGGCTGTCCGAATGGATTATCAGGAAGTTCAACCCAAGGTTGGTTTACAATAATCAAAGTGTTTTCATACTTTGACTCCGCTTTACGAGAACCCGAGATACGTTGGTTGATACCCATACCAATCTTGTCAGATAAAACCGACGCATTGTGTTGTTTACCACCCTTACCTTCGTAAGTCATCTTACAAGGTACAGAACCAACAGAATCCCACAGGAAACATAAACTGTAATCCAATTCACCCTTTTCTTGAGCATCTAACAAACTGTTGATGTAATCAGTAATCTGTTCAATGTAATCAAAGTTGTTGTTAAAGATAAAGAACCCGTCCCAATCCATTTCACCCGTTTCTTGGTCAACCACCTCTTCACATTGAAGACCCATCAACTTTGAGTGTTCAAAGCTCCATTTCTGTTCCGTGATGATAAACACAGGTAGAATCTCTTTCTTTTGAGCATCCACCGCAGTTTTAATCATCGCAGTTGTTTTACCCGTATCTGAGTGACCCAAGAACATATTGATATGCCCAATAGCCGGACCAGGTAAACCTACAGCATCCAAGAAATCAGGACCACAGTCAAAAAACCTTTGGGGTTTGTATTTGGCTGAAGTAGAGAATTTCTTCTTTACTGAATTGAAATCGGTTTTCTTAATTGCCATAGTTGTATTTGTAAAATTCTTTCAGGGTTCCTAATTTATCTTGTGCATTTGCCAATTTATCAACAAACTTATCCATCTCTTCCAAGTGTTGTGGATGTTCCCCAATACCAACAGGGTTTTCCATATACACCATTAAAGTCGCCTCAGATTCCGCAATCTCACTCTCATATTTCTTGATGAGTGATTCGTACATTAATTTTCTTATTTTCATTATTTGTGTGTGTTAAAAAAAAGAGCATGGACACTATGTCTATGTAAGTGTCCATGCTCGTTAAATTAGAATGGTAGGTCCTCGTCAGGTTCTGAGTTAGCTTGGGGGTCAGAGTAAGACGGAGTTGATGATGACGATGTGGTTGAACTTCCACCGAAGGATTGAGTACCTTCCTCATCGTTACTATAAACGTAACCGCCTTTATCACTATCCCAACGTGGAACTTCACCACGAGCAATTGCTTCCAAGTATTCAACGGGTTTCTTAGAGTAAACATCCAACCATGTCATCTCGTCCTCAACCCACTCTTTTGACAATGTTTTGTTTTCGTGAATTGGTGCTGCGTCTTCATACATGATAGTTGATACGGTCGTGTACGCAGCTCCTTTAGGAGTCTTTTGTTTGGTCAATTCAATGATAAGGTCACGTCCTTTTTCAGGGTCGGTGATATCACCTTTGTTTCGCCAAATAGGGATGATTTTATCAAGAATACCATCATTCTTGTAGTTGTGTTTGAATCGCCAAAACTTTACACCGTCTTCTTCGTGGTCACGGTCAATAACCTTCACGATGTAGAACTTACGTGACTTGTATTGTTTAGCCAATTCTTTATCAGATTCTTTACCTGTTGACATGAGTTCTTCATAAACTTCGTTCAATGGTGAACGCTCATTGTCATTTTTTCCTGGGTCGTAAAATTTTTGCCATTTTCCACCTACTTGGATTTCATGGTACCAAGCCTCTTTAAAAGGTGAACTACCGTCTTTGGTAGGGAGGATACGGATACGTCGTGTTCCTGAGTTTGATTTTTCATCAAGAATAAGAGCGAAGTATTTCTTCATTCTTTCTTCTGATGACATACGGTTTTCTCCGCCTGAACTGTTTTTCTGTGCTTGTTCATACTGTGCAAGTACTGCGTCTAATGATGATGTCATAGTTTTTAAAAAATTTAATGTTAGAGTTTAGTTTAAAGTTACAATTTTAGTTTCAAATAGTCAAATAAAAAAAAAGGTTGTGGGTGTCCACAACCTTAATATAGTAAAAATTATCAAAAAATCAAAACTTAAATTTATCTTCTTCTTCTCCAGCTCTGAAAGTTGATTTGATTTCTGAAGGATTTACATCCTCAACTTCATCTGATGTTAGAACGTATTCGTGTTTACCCGCTTTCTCAAAGTCTTCTTTCTTATCATCAAAGAAATCTGACAACTTTTGAGTGAATGGTCCTGAGTCCAAACTTCTCAACTGTAGTTTTTCTTGAGGGGTTTTCTCACGATACTTTTCAATTTTAGTTTCAATCGCATTTAATCTATCAATAACTTGACCCATTTCGCCAAGCTTAGTTTCTAAATTTTGAATGTAACCAAACAAATTATTAAAATACTCTTCTTGTTTTTGCTCAATCTTTTCTTGAGTCTTAACCAATTCAGTTACATCTAACTCTTGGGTATCGCCACCTTTTTCATCAGTTTCACCTTCATCATCAATTTTTGTAACTTCAGTATCAGTAGCAACATCAATCTTTTGTGGTGGCATTGATGGGTCTGCCGGTGCCTCCTCGGGGGCTACCGCAGGTGCCGCTTCAGGTGATGGAGGTAAATCTCCTTCAGGTGGTAATGCCTGTTCTGTAATATATCTATTAATCTTGTGATGTCTCTCAATTTCCTTGAGTACCTTCTTATCTAAATTCATCAATTAACCATTTAATAAGTTTTTTATTCCGTGTACGGTTTCTACTTTAACTTTACGATTTGCAGTATGTTGATGACCGGCTCTTTCAATAAGACCATCTTTTTCACGAACAACATAACAATCGCCCGTATCAAGGTCACATACTTCTGTGGTACCATCACCAATAGGTTTTGATGAAATTCTGGCTTGTTTACCAAGGTACTGATTTAATCTATTATTTAAATCCATAGTTTGAGATTTTTATTATAAATATCAACAATATTCAAATTATTAACAATTTGAACCTATCTGTTTACATTGGACCCCATTGAAGGAAACTATTTTAGTTCCACTTCCACTCGGATAACAACTACAACAGAAGTTATTGAGTATTGAATCAAGTATACTTACCGATACAATATCATTAGCCTTGTAACCCAAATTAGGACAATCAAGAGGTAAGATACCTAAAGTTGTTGTGAATCTGTAAAGTCTTGCCGGTGTTCTAACAGTGGCCACAAAATCAACATAGTAATCACCATTTTCGGTTATTCTATCCAAGGCAATGTTCCAACTATTTTGAGACACAAAACTACCATCCGAGTTGTTTGATAATGTGTTTCCTGATATTTCAAAATCAGCAACAGGTACAGATTGTATCAAATTATCTTGATTAATAACCAATGTAACAGGATAACTGTTTACAAGTTGTCCTGAGAACACATTTAACACACCTGTCAATCTGTTATCTACTTGTGATACATAATTTACCGACAAGTTATATTGGTTCAATGTTAACGCGTTTGCTAATATAACATCGTCAGTTGTTATTGGTGGAAGACTTGATGTACTTGGTGTTGGAGTTGGTGGTATGTTACCAGTACCAGGTCCTTGACCTTGAACAAATACTGTTGAAACTGAAGGTGTTGGGCATGGTGGTGTAGCCGTAACAACATTACCAAGGTTTTTGGTTGGGTTTGGTACTGGTCTTGGAGGTAATTGAATTGTTTTAATCGGAGGTGTTACGTTGTTTAGCAAATCTACCGCCTTGGCATATGAAGCACTTAGTGTAATGTTTTGTGTTTCAGTAACTTGTTTATCATAAGGCCAGTTTTGTAAGTAGTATTGTATCATACCAACACTCTTAATTCTTTGGATACTTGGAAGAATCTTATCTCTTACAAATAAGATATAATCTCCAATTGTTACAAAACTAACATACGGTAATGTTACATTACTATTTTTTTCGGTTGTCGCAGATTGACAAGTATATGTGTTAGTAAAGTACTTGTCACCCAATGGTCCGTAATCACTTGTTAAAGTGACTTTACCAAAGTTATAATCGTAACCTTTGAATTTATTTTCAATACCTGATGACATCCAAGAGATAACAAATATACCAAAAACAACTTCAGGTCTTTGTTCCACTTTTCTAATTTCATCATAGAATTGTTGTGGTGTATAAACAAATGTTCTTCCAGCAACTGATTGGAAACCAAACTCCGCCTCCAAATATGGGAATGATACTTTTGATGTACAAGAATTTTGTGCCGCCAATTGGTTGTTTGTTTGGACGGTTTGGTTGGCATTGTTTGCTTGTGTTGTTGTAGATGCCGTTTGTAATGGATTGTCTTTAGTATTTCTGTATTGTTGTAACAACTTAGAAACTAAGTTTGTTTTAATACTTTGAAGATAAACGTCAATTCTTGGTAATGACATATAACTTTGTCTTATACCTTTGAACGTAGTTTGGAATTGTCCTGGTTGTATTGAATGTTTTACCTCGGTAATCATGTACGAACCATTAAACAATGGTACGTGTCTCAAGTTAAAATACATTGTTGGTTGAAGTAATGCATTACCTAACGCAACAACTTCACACTCATAACTCATGTTTTTGTATATGTTATACAAAGAAACATTTTGTGTTGCAGTACTTCTACCTGTGGCACTGTTTGCCATCAAATTAATTTGTTGTATTGATTCTGAAGTTGCCTTTCCACTATCTTGAGTAATTGAGAAAGAATAAAATATATTTTGATTACGAGTTCCAATATCAACGTTAAATCCTACAACTCTGTTAGACAACGCATAATCGGTTTTTGTTCCAAAATCCTCATAGAATGGATTCAGTTGTTCATTTCTCAAATCAAACGAATCACTTCTAAACAAATAGTTTTTATTATCTTTCATATCCAAATATGAAGATGGTCTATCTGTGTAGAAACAAACAAGTTTTGGTCCTGATTGTCTAGTATCTACAGTCATATAGGTTCCCCACATTTCGTTAGCAAACTCTTGTGATGGTTGAACTGTAACAGGTAATGGTGCTGGCGAGTTTTGTACGTTATAGAAATTAACATATGCAGGAACCGGCATAACAGAAAAATGGTTTTGTGTTAATATTCCACTGATAAATGTGAAGACGCTCATCTTCAAATTCATAAATTCAGGGTCAACCATTTGTTGTAATGCAAAAATATCAATGATAACTTTATCACCAACATTTCTTGACGCTCTGTCTAAGAACAGTACATCTTCAAATAAAGTTCTTGAATCATCGTAACCGGCAATCCACTTATCATTCAAAGCCTTGAACATTTCATATAGTTCAACCTTTGTTTGACTTCCCTCCCACTGTGATTGAATAATACCTTCAGGGATTTCAGTCACATCAGGTAATCCTGTGTCAGGTTTTTTAATCTTTGTGTCAGTTAAGTTTAACGTATCATTAAAGAATGTCGTATGGTCATTAATCCAAGAATTAATTTGTCCCGCAAACTGTTGGATAGTTAATGTACTATCTTCTAATTTTTGAGTCGTATACATTTTAGCAAGTGTATTTAACTCGGCAATATTTTGTGAGTTTAACGCAATGTTTGATTCTTCAAAGAATTGGAAAATGTAATTACCCACAGTCCCAATGTCAGCCTGTAGAATGGTTGAATTACCAAAATAAATTTGTGCGGTTTCAGTTGTGTTAAGGAAATTTGGTGTTGACAGAGTCAATACCTGATAGGGTTGCCATTGAATTGGTTCCGTAAGTTGAGGTGCATTTGTAATGTGTTGAATGTAAGATAACCAAACTCTTTTATCATAGTTTGTTGGATTTCCAAGTTTCAAAGCAACATCATAATTCATTAAGTTTTGAATTTTTGACATACCCAAACTATATTGAGAATCCACCATATCCAATATCATTTGTTGTCCTGTAGACGTT